GGATCAGCCGTCAGGACCCTGACGTGGCAGCACTGTTGCATGGTGTGAAATTGATCGGGGTTGCGTGAGCACCTACACGCAAATCAAAGCGGGACTAGCAACCGTGTTGGAAGCGTCCGCGAACTTGTCAGTGGTGTATCCCGACCCGACAGACACGCCGATTACACCGTGCGCGATCATTGTGCCCGCACCGGCAGCTGTCGAATACAAACAGGCAATGCAAAACGGGCTGGCGATTTTGGAATTCCGTGTGACTGTCATGGTGCAACGGTTTGACCAGGCCGCAAACATTGCGAAACTTGACCCGTTCGTGTTCGGACCCGACAGCCTAAACGCACTAGTAGACGCAGACCGGACGCTAAACGGCACCGTTTCTGACGCTGTGGTGACCCGTTGCGTGAATATCGGCAACGTCGGCTACGGTGATGACATATATTTGGGCGCGGAATTTGAAATAGAGGTGTACGCCGAATGAGCAGCTACCGCATTTTGTCCAGCAAACTGGCCGCAGGACCCGCTGGTGCAGTCGTCACTGAAAACGAATTGCATGGGTGTAATATTGCGGCATTGGTCGCTGGCGGCCATATCGCACCGGCAACGGTGTCGGAACCCGAAACTGAAACAGAACCCGAGGAAACCGAGGAATAAGACATGGCAAAGCTCGTGCTTACCGATGCCAGCGTGACCATCAACAGCGTGGACCTGTCGGACCACGTTCAGTCCGTGACGCTGAACTACAACGCCGACCAGGTGGAGACCACCAGCATGGGTGACACCGCGCATAAGTTTGTGGGCGGTCTGGACAACATCACGTGTGACGTAACGATGTTTCAGGACCTGTCCGCCTCGGAGGTTGAGGCGACGGTTTTCGATCTCGTGTCCACGACGACCACGGTGGTTATCAAAGCCACCAGCGGTGCCGTCGCTGCCGACAACCCGTCCTACACGCTCAGCGACACATACGTCGCGAGCCACACGCCAGTTGCGGGCACCGTCGGTGACGCGGCCATGACCACGATCAATTTCGTCGGTGGCACGCTGGCGAAGGCCACCAGCTGACCTAACACAAAAAACATAACGGAGGGCGTTACATGGTCGGAAACGATGTTGCCGTAGATTTTAAAGACGGCACCACACAGGAATACGAGGTGACCATCAGTGCCATGTGCACGTGGGAGGACCAGTATCCCGACATGGCGTGGACTGAATGGGTGCGTAAGCAGTCATTCAAACCGTTGGCGTTCCTCGGCTGGTCCGCGATGCAGGACAGCGGTGTGACCGTAAAGCCGTTCAAAGAATGGCTGAGAACCGTGAAGGCGGTGCGGCTGGTCCCAAAAGCCGCAGACGAGTAGGCCCAACACAACGCCTCGTCGCACAGATGGCGGTTGCGACCGGCATCGCACCGAGCGAACTACTGCAAACACCTACAATGGTGTTTCAGGAAATGGTGCGACTATTACAGGAACGGGCCGCTAGTGGATGAGCCAGCACGCGTTGAAATTACAGGGCTGAACAAACTTATTCGTGCGCTCGGCAAGTTAGATGACCAGGCCCGCGACGATTTCAAAGAGGCAGGGCACGCAGCTGCCAGCATTGTCGTCGGTGAAGCCAAACGCACCGTGCCGTACCGCACAGGCCGACTGTACGAAACGATCCGTGCCGGTCGAACCGTGCGTGGCGGTCGTGTGTACGCAGGCAAAGCCCGTGTGCCGTATGCAGGCCCGATCCATTTCGGTTGGGGTCGCAGAAACATCGCACCGAACCCGTTTCTGTATCGTGCCGCTGATAGACGTGTAAACGAGGTGCGTGACGCGTACCTGGCGCATATCTACAAAGTTTGGAATAGGAATATCTGATGGCCGGTAAGCGTGCAGCAATCAACATTGACGTAATCGCGGACGCGACCAAAGCCAAAGCCGGACTGAAACAGGCTGAGGACGCTGCTGGCAGTCTGCAAAACCAGTTCAAAAACGTCGCGAAAACTGCTGGTGCCGCGTTTGCCACTCGCGAAATCATGAATTTCGCTAAGGGATCGATCAGCGCAGCGTCCGACCTGGCCGAGTCAATGAATGCGGTGCAGGTCACGTTCGGTGACGCGTCCGAGCAAATTTTGAAGCTCGGTGAAAACGCCAGCAAAGCGGTCGGTATGTCGGCACGCGATTTCAACGCGTTCGCAGTCCAGTTCGCAGGATTCACAAAACAGATCGCTGGTGCGAACGGTGACGTAACGGCAGTCACCGACGAACTGACAACCCGTATTGCCGATTTCGCGTCCGTAATGAATCTTGACATTCCACGGGCCGCCCAAATCTTCCAGTCATCGCTGGCCGGTTCCAGCGAGCCTGCACGAGCGTTCGGTATTGACCTGTCCGACGCAGCAGTAAAGGCGCACGCGCTCGCCACCGGCCTGGTCGATTCCACAGCCGAAATGACTGAGGCTGAGAAGGTCACTGCCCGTTATGACCTGCTGATGGAGGAAACCGCGCAGATGGCAGGCGATTTCGCGGCCACAAGCGACGGGCTTGCGAACAGCATGAGAATTCTTGAAGCGGACATGGATAATGCCCGTGCAACCATTGGGGAGGCGATGGTGCCTGCCTTGCAAGCCGTCACAGGTGCCGTTGTGCCGGTGTTGGACGCGTTCACGTCGCTACCGGAGGGTTTGCAACAGACCATCGCCATGGCTGGCATGGCGACGCTTGGTTTCAAATCGGCTAGCACCACGTTGCAGGGTTTCGGTGTGTCGGCTCGTACAGCCAACACCGCGCTAGGCGGTCTCGGACTGGCCCTATATGCGGGCATCACAATTTACAATATGTATGCGACCGCGAAGGCTGACGCAATCGCTAAAACGCAGGAACTAAAAGCCGCGCTGGAAGCCGAGGCCGCAGGCCAGGAACAGGCCACGGAAAAAGCGTTGGCGGCAGCGTTCACGCAGGACGAGCTCGGTGAAGCCGTCGCGGACCTCGGACTAAAAGCGTCCGATTTCGTGGATTTTGTGACCGGCAAACAGGTGCCCGCCATTGAAGCCCTGATGACTGCCACCGATAAATACGGTGGATCAGCCGAAGGTTTCAAAGCACTGCAACGTGACCTCGGTATCGAACTGGAAGGAAACGCAGCTGACCTTGAAATTGTCCGTAAAGGTGTCGAACAGTGGACCGAAGCCCTAGAAACCGCAACGGTTGAACAGGAACGTAGTGCTGGCGCAATGGATGAGCTCGGCATAGCGACCGACGACACAAACGCCGAACTGGATGAGGCACTGAGGATTATTCAGGAATCCGCAAAGCCGACACGTGAAATGTCGGAGGCTGTGGACGAACTGTGGAAATCCACGGACGAGTTGTATCGCGGCATGTTCGCGCTGAATCCTGAATTTCAAAAGTATTTGGACACGTTGGACAATGAGGCCGCTGTCCGTGACCTGGAATCAGCGGTGGCCGACTATGACGAACTGCTGCAAGACAACACCGCTAATGAGGATGACCTAGCCGAAGCAAAACAGCGTGTCGCGGAACAGACACGCAACGTCATTGAAGAGTTAGGGAACGTGCCTGCCGAAACGCAGGCTGACCTGCTGATCATGGTGCAAGATGACCAGTTAGAGGACCTTATCGAACGCACCAACCGGCTGAAAGACGCGCTGAATCAGGTCAGCGGTGACATTTCTACACAGATGTTCAATGTGGAATCGTTGCGTGGCGTAACGGAAGGGCTGGCAGGGTTGTCAGGCCGCAATATTTACGCGGAGAACATGGCGAGCGCACGACCTGACCGTGCGATGGCTGCTGGCGGCATTGTTAGCAAACCGACCGTGGCACGCCTCGGTGAGTACGGACCTGAGGCCGTCATCCCGCTGACCGGCGGCAACGCACGCGGTTTCGGAGCCACCTACAACATCGTCGTAAACGCTGGTGTTGGCGATCCTGGCAGCATCGGACAAAAAGTGGTCGAAACAATCAAAGCCTTTGAACGTCGCAACGGCACCGGTTGGAGGAACTAGCCGTGACACTGCCCGTGTCAACCGCTGTCCTGTTTTACAGCGATTCAGGAACTGCTGACCCGTTCACGTTGGACAGTGCCACCTCGGGTGTGCTGGACAGTGACGTGCTAGAAGGTGTCACACCGGTAGATATCACCAGCGACGTGTACGCGATCCGCATTGATCGTGGCCGGTCCCGCTGGCTGGACGATTTTACCTCGGGCACATGCAGCATCAGCCTGAATAACCGTGACCGCAAATACGATCCGAACGGTGGCGGCACGTACAGCAACGAAATTGTGCCAGGTAAACGGTTCCGTATCACCACCGCGTCCACACCAATTTTTGACGGTGTGACCGACGATTGGGATATCCAATACACGTTAGACGCGGACAGCACCGCCAGCGTCGTCATTTCGGACGGGTTCAGCGACCTCGGCCGCACCATCCTGACGCAGACCGTCACCACGTCGCAGCTGTCATCGGACCGGCTCACCACCATTTTGGATCGATCCGACGTTGGGTTTCCGTCCGCAAAACGTGACATTGCGACCGGTGTGACCACGTTGCAGGCCGACACCATCGCTGACGGTACCGACGTAGCCACCTACACACAGCTCATCAGCCGCACCGAAGGCGGTCGCGTATTTATCGCAGCGGACGGCAACCTCACGTTTCGCAACCGATACGAAACCCAAACCACCATCGGTGCATTGAAATTTGCGGACGACGGTACCGGTGTCCCGTTCTATGGTTTGTCTGTCGCGGTCGGTTCCGAGCTGTTGTATAACCGGTCACTGATTACCCGTACCGGTGGCAGCGACCAGGCCGCAGACAACCTCACATCGCAGGACAGTTATGGTGTGCGCACGTTGGCGTACACCGGTCTGCTGTTCAACAGCGACAGCGACAGCCTGAATTTTGCACAGTATTTGGTTTCACGATACGGCACACCTGAGGTGCGAATCAGCGGTCTAGCAATCAATTTGCATGCGTTGGACGCGACACAGGCAGGCAACGTGGTCGGCACCGAGCTCGGTGACGTTATTCAGGTGGTTTACAGCCCGCCAGGTGGCGGCACCGCCATTGACGTGTTCGCGGTCGTGGACAAAATCAGCCACGAAATCGGGCCGCAACACCATATGGTGACGTTCGGACTGTCAGCCACGTCGCAGGCATTCACACTTGACAGTGCCGTGTTCGGTAAATTGGACGGTGACTATGCGTTGGGATACTGACAATGGCTGAGGGTTTCAAAGATTTTGCACCTGGCGACATTCTCACAGCTGCCGACGTTGACGATTATTTGATGCGGCAAATGGTGATGGTGTTCGCTGACGCGTCCGCTCGCACAGCCGCGCTGTCCGGTGTGATCCGTGAAGGCATGGTGTCATACTTGAAAGACACAAACGCGGTCGAAGTGTACGACGGCACAAGTTGGGTAGGACTGTAAATGGCTGAGGGTTTCAAAGATTTCGCGCCAGGTGACATCCTGACGGCTGCCGACGTTGACGATTATCTGATGCAGCAGTCCGTCATGGTGTTTGCCGACTTGTCAACCCGCACCACTGCGCTAACCAGCGTGTTGCGTGAGGGCATGATGTCCTACCTCAAAGACACAAACGCTGTTGAGGTGTACGACGGGTCCGCATGGACTGGTGTTGGCGGCGTAGCAGGACCAGCGAACTTTACCGACACGGCTACCGGCACCTACACCTCAGGCGGCACCGATTACAAATATCTAACTTTTACGGCATCAGGCACCCTTACCGTTGACGTTGCTGGTTATGCAGACGTTTTCGTGTTGGGTGGCGGTGGTGGCGGTACAACCGCAGCCGGTGGCGGTTCTGGCGGTGGTGCAATTGAAACGCGGATTTTTCTAACAGCCACGACGCACACCGTGACGGTTGGCGCAGGTGGCTCTACTGG